GTACCAATAGGAGGTCACGCTATGCGATTTCGTCGGAAACGCCGTTTCATTCGTCGCTCGTCTCGCCGTCGTTTTAAACGTCGCCGGTCTGGTGGACCGATGCGCATTGGCTTTCGGATGTAATGTTGCTGTGTCGTAATCCTTACATAGCAAGCGGTGGGAACGCGTATGGCTGTGGTCAGTGTATGCCTTGTCGCATCAATCGCCGTCGGATGTGGACCCACCGCATCATGCTGGAGTGTACCCAGCACGCTGTTAACAGCTTCTGGACGCTCACATACGCAGATGATTTTATTACAACAACTGAGGGCGGTTTACCCACTCTCGTACGAAAGGAATTGACAGACTTTTTGAAGCGTCTTAGGTTCGATTATCACCCGTCGAAACTGAGGTACTTTAATGTCGGAGAATACGGAGAGAACACTCAAAGACCGCACTACCACCTTGCGGTCTTTAATTACCCCAAGTGCGTTAGGGGAGTTACTCAGCTTAACAGATCAGGAAATTGTTGCAGCGTTTGTGATCACGTCAGAGGAATATGGGGTAAAGGTTTCGTATACTCGGGCGGGCTGGAGGACGCTAGCGCAGCGTATATTGCGGGCTACGTCACCAAAAAGTTAACGAGTAGGGATGATCCTAGGCTATGCGGTCGGGAGCCGGAATTTGCGACAATGAGTTTGAAGCCTGGGATTGGTGCTGGATTTATGCCGGAGGTTGCTTCCGTTCTTCTCACCCACAATTTAGATTCTACGCTGAGCGATGTTCCTACATGTTTGCAGCACGGCAGGAGTGTAAGACCGCTAGGGAGGTACTTAACGAGGAAGCTTCGGGAACAGATAGGCAGGTCTCCGGATGCTCCGGAATCGTCAATACAAAAGCAGATGGAAAGGTTGCGTCCTGTGCAAGAAATGGCGAAAGCGATTGCACCCAGGGGACTTTATTCGGAGACTTACAAAACGCTCATTATGGAGGCAAACGAGGGTAGGTTTAGGCAGCTTGAGGCACGGCAGAAGATATTCAAGAAACGGGATGTAATATGAAGAGAAACAAGTTCAATCTGTCTTACACAAAGTTGCTCACATGTGACATGGGTGAGCTTGTACCAATAGGGCTTACGGAGGTCCTTCCAGGTGATACAGTTCAGCAAGCGACAAGTGCTCTTATACGGTGTGCTCCTCTCCTCGCTCCAATCATGCATCCAGTGCGCTGTGCTATTCACCATTGGTTCGTTCCACACCGACTTGTGTGGGAAGATTTTCAGGATTTTATAACTGGTGGTCCTGATGGCTTGGATGCTTCGGTATTTCCGACTATTACTATTGGTGGTGGCTCTGGTGCTGCTGTTGGTTCCTTGGCTGACTATCTTGGCGTTCCTACTGGGGTGAACAACATCGAGGTTTCGGCTTTGCCTTTTCGGGCTTATGCCAAGATTTGGAATGAGTTTTACCGTGATCAGGATCTTCAAACAGAGCTTGTTATTGATGAGACGTCTGGGCCTGATACGACGACCAATACAGCGTTGCAAAACGCTGACTGGGAGAAGGATTATTTTACTTCGTCTCGGCCTTGGGAGCAGAAAGGCGCGACTATTACAATTCCTCTTGGAACACAGGCACCTGTGACCGGTATTTACTTGAGGAGTGATGCTGTAGCAGCGACGGAAACTGGTACTTTCTGGGGTACGTCTGGTTCTGTTACGAATCCGACCGCTACCGTTGATGTGTCTGACACTCCTGGATCGTTGATAAAGGCTCAATCGAACGCGGTTATTTCGACTACGAATAGGCCTCAGATTTACGCTGATCTTACCGGGGCATCAGCGATTACTATTAATGCTCTTAGGGAGGCGATGGCGCTACAGCGTTATGCAGAAGCAAGGGCAAGATACGGTTCAAGGTACACTGAGTATCTACGTTACCTCGGAGTCCGCTCCAGTGACGCACGTTTACAGCGTCCTGAATATCTCGGAGGAGGTAGGGAAACTATTCAGTTTTCTGAAGTCTTGCAAACAGCCGAAGGTTCTTCTGGTGGCGTCGGTTCCCTCTATGGGCACGGTATTAGTGGAATGCGGAGTAATCGGTATCGCAAGTTCTTCGAAGAGCACGGATATATAATTTCGCTGCTTACTGTGAGGCCGAAGACTATCTACGTACAGGGGTTATTTAGGCATTGGAATCGTCGAGTTAAGGAGGATTACTGGCAGCAAGAGTTGCAGCATATAGGTCAGCAAGAAGTGTTAAATAAGGAGGTCTACGCGCCTCACGCAACGCCTAACGGGACATTTGGTTTTCAAGATCGGTACGATGAATATAGGCGTTCAGAAAGTCTGGTGTCGGGTGAATTTAGGACTACGACGTTGGACCATTGGCATATGGCACGGATTTTTGCGTCAACTCCGGCGCTTAATGCTTCGTTCGTATCGTCGGTACCTACGAAACGTATCTTTGCTTCAGAAGCTACTGACGGTCTGTATGTTAATGCTAAGCATTCTATCCAAGCTCGCAGAATGGTTGCGGGTGTGGGGCGGTCCTTCATCTACTAACGGATGCCGGTGATGAAAGAGAATAACGAGTCAGAGATATCGGTTCAGGAACAATACTTGGACCATAACGGGCATGAGCTACCCAATCCTACGCCTATGCAGCCTCCGGTGGGTTACGTGAGGCATAAAACCATCGCGGAGCAGATGCGGGAGATGATCCGTATGGCTAGTTATGAGGCAGCGGCAGCGGGGGCGGAGAGCGAAGAAGAGGCAAACGATTTCGATGTTGGTGAAGACATGGAACCCAGTTCTCCATGGGAGCACGATTTCGAAGTAGACCCGGCGCTAGAGGCAATGATAGCGTTGCAGTCCAAGCCTCCAAGGAAAGAGGGGGCGCAGGCGGAGCCTGTGCCCCCTCTTTCCTCTCCGTCTAACCTGGGTGAGGTGCAGCAACCGTCAAGCGTTCCCGCAACGAAGTGAGGACAACGCTTTACGGCCCGGAATAAATACCCTGGAATCCCTGGGCAGCTTAGCAGCTGCCCAGGCTGCCAGCCCGGCGAGGGCCTTTCTTTTTAAAGCCTACGGCACAGTGGTAGAAGCTTGGCAGCCTACCTTTAGCCGGATTTCGCGCAGCGAAACGGGCGCGTAGCGCACGCAAACAAGTCCGGGAAAGGTAGGCTGCCAAGCTTCGGATGCAGCCTCTAACCACAACCCTTCCTCGCCCCCTATGCGAGGCCACGGACCTCTCCTACGGTCCGGGAGGAACCCAAAAAAACAGTACGTACTTGATACGTACTGTTATAGGTGACAGGAGACAGGCATGGCCAAATCAAGATCAAGTCACACGTCTGGGCAGCGCGATTACCTCAACCAATCGCTAGCTTCGCTGCTGCACTATCCTATACGGCCGATGCCGGTTCTCCTTCCCTTACCACAACCCCAGTATCAGGAGGTCTTGCCATATGCAGGAGACAGACGAACATTCAACCCCAGTCTTGCCACTGACCCTCCGCAAGGCGTTCGAAGATCATCAGGACGTGTTGTTGCAGGAGGAAACCTTTCAAGCACACGCTTCGCGGAACCTCAGCTCTTGGGAATATGCGCACGCCGTGCAATTCGTCGAGAAGTACTGCACGCTCTTAAGAGAACTAAACGAGGCGCTGGAGGGAAGAAGCACTACAATTTCTGGTCAAAGGTAAGTTGCAAATGATAGGAGCAGCGATAGCAGCGGGCGCGAATATTATTGGCGGTATTATGGGCCGCAATGATGCGCAGAAGGCAGCAGAGAAAAACGCACAACTTCAGAAGGAGTTCGCACAGCATGGTATCAGATGGAAAGTGGAGGACGCGAAGGCAGCCGGGATACACCCACTTGCAGCACTGGGAGCTCAGACAACCAGTTTCGCACCAGTTAACGTCGGAGCGGGTTCGCACATCGCCACCGGTTTGTCCGGGGCAGGCCAGGATATCAGCAGGGCTATCAACTCGACGCGTACTAATTCGGAACGCATGGACGCGTATACGAAGACTGTTCAAGACCTCAACTTGAGGCGTATGGGGCTAGAGAATGATCTACTCGCGTCTCAGATTGCCAAAATCCATCAGGCAGGTACTCCACCAGCAATGCCGTCTGTTGCCGAAAGGCACCTCGTCGAAGGTCAAGGAGACTCGCCGCTTGTTATCTCAAACCCTCAGTCGAGAACTATGTCAGCTCCCGAGGCGGGTTCGCAGGAACCCGGCGCAATTACGGATGTGGGCTATGCTCGCACGCCTACAGGTTGGGCACCTGTTATGTCAAAGGATGTTAAAGACCGGCTCGAAGAAGACATTATCGGGATGCTCGCTTGGAACCTCAGAAACAGACTTGCCCCCACTCTTGATGCTCATGGAGGAAACGCGCCGGCAGGTAGCGCCGAGCAATGGGTCTATTCCCCAAGTAAGCAGGAGTATGTTAGGATTCCCCGTGGCCGTCGTTCAAGTGGCGGCTTTAGCAGATGGTACCAATAGGAGGTCACGCTATGCGATTTCGTCGGAAACGCCGTTTCATTCGTCGCTCGTCTCGCCGTCGTTTTAAACGTCGCCGGTCTGGTGGACCGATGCGCATTGGCTTTCGGATGT